GCCCTCCTCTTCTAGTCGTTTTTTGGAACGATTTGAAGAGTTGATGGTCCACGTACCCTTGGTCAAGACTTCTCTCGAAGTCTTTACCAAAGGACGGGAGGGTTATCGTGAGAAACGATAACCCTTCGTCTTCGACTCGCTTCTCGACTGTTTTGAAGTCGAGAAGAGTGCTCGTGCTGCATCGTGTGCCTGCCTCGGCAAGCACACACCTCAAGAGCAACATCAGGCTTTTCAAGATGCCCTCCTTTCGAGGGGGGTCGTCTTCCCTAGCCATGTTGCGCCTGGCCTCTGGCAATTCAGCCAGTAACTCCTCAGTTAAGAGGAGCCCAGTCCTAGTTCTCGCCACCCAGAAGCTGGGTGACCTTCGCACCGGTCGAAGCAGTGAGATACGCGGTTAGCGCATCTACAATCTGCTTTGCTTCCGTCACCGTGTATCCCGTGACCGGAACGTCAGTAACGATGTACGTTGACATCGAATACTGAATGTTCTGGCTCGAGATGAGCGGATCTGGAGCGACCTTCCGGTGGTCGATGCGGATGGTGTGTCGGCTCCGCTTCCCATATTGATGGGAAACTGTGAGCTTGACATTTCCGTCGTTGCTCTGGAAGATTCCAGAGTTTCCGAAGGAGCCGGTTCGCGGAAGCGAAACGGCCACCGCATTGATAGTAACGGACTGAGGATCGGCGAAAGCCATGGCATCACTCTCTCGGTTGGAACCTTTGTGAGGATCTCCCACAAAGGTTGGATGTTCACCACAATCCGACTCCTCCTAGTAACCACACTAGGGTGAGCCAGAAGACGATGAACAGTGTGAGGGACAGCAACTGTTCGAAGCTGTTCCTCACGACGGGATCCGGGTGATACCCAGAGCCGCCAGGATGGCCAACTGTTTAGGACTGAAGTCCTTCCAGTTTAGGCCGAATCCGTAGGGCGTCGCCTTCACGCGTCGTTTCGACTCAGTCGAATACTTCGCAGTGATGGGTCCAGTGTTTCCGTTGTCAACGAAGTTGACTCCGGAATGGACGTGGGTGTCTTCTATGACATCATGTCTCATGATGTACGCCCACCGAATGACAAGGCCGTCTTTGCCTATGTTGACAAGGTTATTAACCATGTCACCAGTATTGGCAAACCAATCGGCGGCCCAGCTGAAGGGAATGAGATTCCACACGGTACCCCAGTTCGGCTCGAAGCCGTACAACTTCCTCGCGATTTGATAATCACGAAGAAGCCGCTCCCTCTGACTGTCTCCAGGCAGAAGAGCGTAGGTGTAACATGCGGAGAACCACATCTTCGTCGTTGTACGACGAACAGTGGTCTCAGTCCCTGTGGATGTGATGTACAGTTCAGGATGACCAGTCGGAGACGGTGGAACACCAGTCTTGACTGATCGAATCTCTGTACTAGTCACATCCGGGAAGTCATACCTTCGATAGATATGCTTCCCTGCTCCATCCTCGTATGACTTGATCAAGTCGTGAGACTTAATCACGGTCGATGCGAAGGTTTGGATGTCAGAGAGCAGTGGCAACCACCCGAAGGCCAAGTTGAGATACTCGTCTCCAGAACCCTTTACAGAGTTCAGAGCCGAATGATTCTTCTTGACCATCTTGGTGAACGGAACGTGGGGAAGACCCTCACGTAGCTCACCTAAGGCGGTTGCCGCATCGAAGACTGGGTTGTTCGGCAACGTCCGGCTTATTGCAGTCGTCCCGGCGATGTTCATGGTTAGAACATCAGCGGGAGTCAGCGTAGGCCACAAAACGTTTGTCGGACTGTTCGGAGAGGTTGTCGGCAGCATCCGTCCGTTGAAGTAGTGCGCCCGGGTATAACCCGCTGTTGGCGAACCAATTCTTCGGTAAGATGTGTATTCTGCCGATCCTCCCGAGAACGAATTTTTTGTTGTCAAAAAATTCGAACCCCAGTCGGTGTCTTCCAGAATGCGTCGAATGTTCGGCGCCAGCGCGATGTGATTCTCCTCCGATTTACGGAGGATCCTGCGCGCTGCTGGAAACCCGGTATTCCTGGACACAGTGGTTTGTGCCCCGATGATGTCGATGGGAATTTTCTTCTCATCGATGGGACCGACTAATTGGGGTGGTAACCCCGTCGATCCCCAGAGCTTTGTGTGGTAACCTTGGAAGGGGAACTTTAAAGTTCTCCTTTTGGTTCCATCAAGCCCCATCATCGTCCTCTCTCAGCTTCCCTGCGGATGTGAGTGAGCCCCTTCCCCGCCAAGGGAAGGGACCCACTCAGAGAACCTTCACATCAGCCCCCGTACCAAGGGGGTGGACACGGAAGTGTCCAGGACTCGGGGTCTCCCCCGATTCCCTCGAGCCTCGTACTAGATGGTACGAACCCGGTTTGGCGTGACCAGACTTTACCCAATTAAGGGCATGCTGGGCTGAACCACCCAACCCACTTCTTCTTTTGGAAGAGTTGGGGTCGAGCTTCTGATGTGAGAGTCAGTACTTGAGACTTTGCAGCACTCAAGCACCGGGAAGGACCCTTCGGGGTCC